GAAATTGATACAGAAAGTACTACAACATTCTTAGGACTTGAAGAACAGAAGGAAGAAAGAAATAGAAGTAGAATTAAAGAAATTATGGAGAAAAGAAAACAAACAACAGTATAATTATTAAAATAGAATAAGTTAAAATATGGAAAAATTATTAGAAGAGAATCCAAACCGATTTGTGATATTCCCAATCAAGTACAACGATATTTGGGAATATTATAAGATGCATCAAGCGGCGTTTTGGACGGCAGAAGAAATTGATTTAAGCGGTGACCTAAGAGATTGGGAAAATTTATCAGAGAATGAACAGTATTTTGTAAAAAATATTTTATCGTTTTTTGCAGCATCAGATGGTATCGTAAATGAAAACTTAGCAGAGAATTTCTATAGGGAAGTACAATACCCTGAGGCAAAATTCTTCTATGGTATTCAGTTGGCTATGGAGAATATTCATAGTCTAATGTATTCTCTTCTTATTGATACTTACGTGTCAAATGAAGATGAAAAGAACAAATGTTTTACAGCATTAGATAACCTACCAGCGGTTCAAAAGAAAGCTAAATGGGCTTTGGATTGGATTGATAACGCATCGTTCCAAGAAAGATTGGTTGCGTTTGCGGCAGTTGAGGGTATCTTCTTTTCAGGTTCATTCTGTTCTATCTTTTGGTTGAAATCAAGAGGTATCATGCAAGGATTGTGTAATGCTAACGCTTTAATTTTCAAAGACGAAAACCTACACTGTGACTTCGCAATCCATTTATTGAACAATCACATTGAAAACAAACCGAGTGAGAAAAGAATTAAAGAAATTCTATTATCGGCATTAGAGATTGAAAAAGAGTTTATTACTGAATCACTACCAGTTTCACTTATCGGTATGAATTCAAATTTGATGAAACAATATCTTGAGTTTGTTGTTGATGGATTATTAGTAAAGTTTGGATGTAAAAAACAATTTAATGTTGAGCAACCGTTCAAATTCATGGAACAAATCGCAGTTGAAACAAAGGGTAATTTCTTTGAGTCACGTACCGTTGAGTATCAAAAGGCCAAGTTAAATGAGACCATCTCCTTTACTGACGATTTTTAATTTACTATCTTTTTAAACTATGATGTCACTTAAAATTAAAAAAAGAGGTGGAGATGATTCGTCATTTAATCCACAGAAAATTTATAACCGTATTAAAAGAGCTTCAAAGGGGTTGAGTGTCAACTCCGATGAAATCTTTATCAAGGTTATCACTTCAGTACCGACTGAAGGTATTATTACAACGAAAGAATTAGATAAGTTAATCTATGAAATTGCTGCGGCATTTACAGGTAGTCATCACGATTACTCAAGATTAGCTTCATCAGTTGCTATTTCATCTTACCATAAGGAAACTGACCCAAGTTTTTCAAATACTATGAATTTGTTAAATAGTGAAGGTATCATTAATGAAAAATTAATGAAAATTATTGAGTCATACGGACCGTCTAAAATTGATGAGATTATTAATCACGATAATGATTATAATTTTGATTATTTTGCTTGGAGGTCACTTGCTGAAATGTATCTTTTAAAGTTGTCAGGAGGTAAAGTGGTTGAACGTCCACAACACATGTATATGAGAGTCGCTCTTTGGGTAACTAATACATTTGAGGAAGCGGTTGAGTATTACCACGCATTATCAACACAAAGAATATCACCGGCAACACCAATTATGATTAACGCTGGTACCAAAGTTCCACAACTTGCTTCTTGTGTTCTTCATTACAATGATTCGGATTCAAGAGAAGGTTTGTTAAACACCATGAGAGATATCTCAACTTACTCATCTGATGCTGCGGGTATCGGACTATCAATGTCTAACATTCGTAGTAAGGAGAGTCGTATTTCATCTTCAGGTGGATATGCTGGTGGACTTTTAAAGTATTTAAAGATTGTTAATGAGTCACTCCGTTTCTTTAACCAACAAGGACGTAGACCTGGTTCTGCAGCAATTTACTTGGAACCTTGGCATAAAGATATCTTTGACCTATTGGAGATTAAAAAGAACACCGGTGCTGAGGAATTAAGAGCTCGTGATTTATTTACAGCGCTTTGGATACCTGATAATTTTATGAACGCAGTTAAGAACAACGAAGATTGGTATTTGTTCTGTCCTAACGATATAATTAAGGCGGGTATCAAACCATTACAAGAAAGTTACGGTGATGAATACGAAGAAAATTATAAATTAGCTGTAAGTATGGGTCTTGGTAAGAAAGTTAAGGCTCAGGAGATTTGGAATAAGATTATTGAATCACAAGTTGAAACGGGTGTTCCATATCTATGTTCTAAAGATAGTGCTAACAGAAAGACAAACCATCAGAACATTGGTGTTATCAAACAATCAAATCTTTGTAATGAGATTTACCAGTATACTGACGAGAAAACTACAGCAATCTGTACTCTTTCATCTATGGTGTTAAAGAACTATGTAAAAGATGGTGAGTTTGATTTTAAAGGGTTGTATGATGAAACCCGTAAGGTTGTTAGAGCATTAAATAAAGTAGTTAACATTAATAGTTATTCAACTGAAAAAGGTCATAAGGGTGGATTAGACCAAAGAGCAATTGCTATTGGAACTCAAGGACTTGCGGACGTATTCTATTTGATGGATTACATCTTCACATCTGAGGAAGCTCGTAAGTTGAACAAAGAAATCTTTGAAACAATTTATTTTGCAGCAATTACTGAAAGTAACAGATTGTGTATAAATGACGAGTATCAACCATATTTTCACTTTGAAGGGTCGCCAATGTCAAAAGGAGTATTCCAATTTGATATGTGGGGATTTAACGAAGATGAGTTATCAGGAAGATGGTCTTGGTCAACTCTAAAAGAGAGTGTTAGTAAGTATGGTGTTTGTAATTCATTATTTACGGCTCAAATGCCTGTAGCATCTTCCGCTAAGATTACAGGTTCATATGAAATGACTGAACCCGCTCACTCAGCAATCTTTAACAGACGTGTAGTTGGTGGAGAGATTATGATTGTTAACAAGTATTTGATTAGTGATTTTGAAAAGATTGGAATTTGGTCTGAAGACTTAAAGAATGAAATTATCATGAACGAAGGTTCAATTCAAAATATTAATTTCAATAACTACCTTGACCAAGAAGATAAGAGATACAACTTCAAAGTTAAAAGAACAGAACACTTAATTAAGAAATATAAAACAATTTGGGAGATTTCACAAAGAGAATTGATTGAGATGGCAGCTGATAGAGCACCATTTATTGACCAATCACAATCAATGAATATCTACATGTCAAACCCAACATTGTCAAAGATTTCATCTTCACATTTCTACGGATGGGAAAAAGGGTTGAAGACACTTTGTTATTACGTTAGAACAAGAGCTATCTCAACAGGAGCAAAACACTTGGCAATGGACGTATCAAAAATTAACAAACCAAAAGCAACTCCTGAACCACCAAAGGTTGATTACAGTTATATGAATCTACCTGACAAACCTGAAAACAGTGAATTTGATTGTTTTGGATGTTCTTCTTAAAAAAAATCCGATGTGTTATCCCGAGCTAGGTCGGGATTTTTAATTTCATACTATTTATGAAATATGGGTAATGGTGTAACATACGGTATTAATTTTCCTTTTGGTGATTCCTTAACTGGGAAATATCTTAACTTATCTGAAACTCCTAGTGATGAGATTAAAAATAATTTAATACATTTATTATTAACTCGAAAAGGTAGTAGATATTTTTTACCTGATTTTGGTACAAGATTGTATGAATATATTTTTGAACCATTAGACGGACCAACATTTAATGATATTGAAACTGAAATAAAAGATTCTGTCGAGACATATATACCTAACTTATTAGTAACATCAATAAGTGTTACCGCTCTATCATCTGAAGAAGCGGGTGCGTATGTTACTACAGAAGGAAATGTTGTTAACACACAATTAACTATATCAGGATTGGCAACTAAAGAATATACTGCTAAAGTAAGAATTGACTATCAAATAACAAATGATGTCTTTAACTCAAGTAGTTTTGTAATAATTAATATATAAAATGGCAAACAAACAAATATCATACACGACAAGGGACTTTCAAAATATAAGACAAGAGTTAGTAAATTTTGTTAAAGCGTATTACCCTGAGTTAGTTCAAAATGTTAATGACGCTGCGGTTTTCTCAGTGTTTTTAGACCTTAACGCTGCAGTTACAGATAATTTACATTATCATATTGATAGAGGTATTCAAGAAACTGTATTACAATACGCTCAACAGAGTTCGTCAATATATAACATTGCAAGAACATATGGACTTAAAATTCCTGGTCAAAGACCGTCAGTTGCTTTAGTCGATTTCTCAATTGTAGTTCCTGCTGATGGGGCTCAAGAAAATATTAAATATTGTGGAATATTAAGACGAGGTTCACAAGTATATGGAGCAGGACAAGTTTTTGAAACTGCTGGTGACATAGATTTCTCAAAGGAAACAAATAGTGAAGGTTTTAGAAATAGAACTAAAACACCTATTCAAAATGTGAACGGGATAACAATAAACTATAGAATTACTAAAAGAGAACCAGTAGTTAATGGTATTACTAAAGTTTTTAGAAAGACTATTACTACCTCTGAGTCAAGACCATTTTTAGAATTGTTTTTACCTGAGAAAAATGTTTTAGGGGTTACAAGTGTTTTATTAAAAGATGGACTAAACTACAATAATGTTCCGTCTGTTGAAGAATTTTTAGGTCTAAACAATAGATGGTATGAGGTTGATGCGTTGGCACAAGATAGGATATTTGTTGAAGACCCAACAGGTTCACAGAGCGCTGCTGGAAAAAAAGTTGGTAAGTATCTTCAAACGAGTGATAAGTTTATAACTGAATATACACCACAAGGATTTTTAAAAATAACATTTGGTGGTGGAAGTCAATCAACGGATGAACTATTAAGAGAGTTCGCTATAAATGGAACGCCCTTGGATTTATCTAAATATTCAAATAATTTATCATTAGGTTCAACAATTAATCCAAATACGACATTGTTTGTTCAATATAGAATTGGTGGTGGATTGGGTACTAATTTAGGTACAAGTGTTATTAACCAGATAGGTACTATAAATTTTGCAGTTAATGGACCGAATCCATCAATCAATAGTTCAGTTATTAATAGTATGTCTTGTACAAATGTTACTGCGGCTATTGGTGGGGCTAACGTTCCAACTGTTGAAGAAGTTAGAAACTTAATTGGATTTAACTTTTCTTCTCAAAACAGGGCGGTAACAATTAATGATTATAATGCGGTTTTAAGAAAAATGCCATCACAGTTTGGGGCACCGGCAAAAGTTGCTATAACTGAAGAAGATAATAAAATTAAAGTTAAGATGTTATCTTTTGACGATGAAGGTAAATTAAGTTCAAATATATCAAGTAGTTTAAAAACAAATATCTCAAATTATCTATCAAATTATCGAATGATTAATGATTATATTTCTGTTGAAAGTGCTGAGGTTATTGATTTAAAACTTGAGATTAGTGTGGTATTAGATTCAACACAAAATCAAGGAAGTGTTGTTACCAATATAGTTAATACTGTCGATACCTTTTTTAGTCCTTTAAACAGGAACATGGGTGAAAATGTTTACATATCTGAATTAAAAAGATTAATACAATCATTAAATGGTATTTTATCTATCAGTGAAATAAATGTATTCAATTTAGTCGGTGGGCAGTACTCTTCAAATCAAACATCACAAGCTTATAGTGATAGTGCTACAAAACAAATTGGTTTGATTAATGAAACATTATTTGCAACACCATCACAAATTTATCAAATTAGATTTCCAAATAAGGATATTACTGTAAGTACTTTAAATTTAAGTACAGTTAACTTCTCTTAACTTTGAAACATAATTTACTATTTTGAAAATAGTAGCTAAACTATTTATTAAAAAAGTAAAATGCCGAAGTTATATAGAATACGTACCCAATTAGGTATTAATCAAAATATCCCTGTTAAGATACCTATAGTTTTAGAACAAAATTTTGATACCCTCGAAATTTTGTCTTTAGCGATTCGTCCTGACGATTTTTATATTAGAAGTTGTTCAAACTACGGAGTGGTTTGTGGTAGGGTATTCTGTAATAAAGGGTTTGGTATTCCTAACACTAGAGTTTCAATATTTATCCCAATTGAAGACATTGACACTCAAAATGATTATATCGATTCATTATACCCTTATACAAATTTTACAGATATTAATGATGATGGGTATAGATATAACTTATTACCATATACACAGTCACATACAGGACATGTTCCTGTTGGAACTTTTCCTGAAAGAGAAGATGTTTTAACCGACAACTTATTAGTTCAGGTTTATGAAAAATATTATAAATTTACAGTTAAGACCAATGAGTCAGGTGATTATATGATTTTTGGTGTTCCTACAGGACAACAAACATTATTTATGCAGGTTGACTTATCTGATATCGGAGAGTTCTCATTAACCCCACAGGATTTAATTAGAATGGGAATCGCTACTGAACAATCAGTTGACGGACCTAGATTTAGTTTTTCAACAAACTACGGTGAGTTACCTCAAATTGTTACAACACAAAAAACAGTTCAGATTGAACCATTCTTTGGTGAGTTTGAAATATGTAATTATAATATTGCTCGTGTTGACTTTGACTTAACATCGGAAAATGGTGTTAAATTAGAACCTACCGCAGTTTTTATGGGTTCTCTTATTTCTAATGACGATACACAAAGAGTAGGTAAAAAAGTTTCGTTTTTAGGACAAACAAGTGCTTGTTCAGTTAAAAGAACTGCGGGTGAAATGTGTTCTTTGACAAAGGGTCCTGGTGAAATTATTGCATTACGTCAAACAATTTATAACGATGAAAATGGTAGACCTATTTTAGAACGAGCGGTTTTAGATAATGACGGTAAAGTAATTGATGAAAATGGAGTTTGGGTTTTAGAGGTACCAATGAATTTGGATTATATCTACACCGATGAAAATGGAGAAAGAAAGATAAGTGGAAGTCCTGAAGTAGGAGTACCGACAAGAGGTAAGTATAGATTTAAAATTAAATGGCAACAACCACCTGAAATTGCGGAACCTACTAAAAGAGCATATTTTTTAGCACCTAATATTAAAGAAAGAGGGTGGACAAGTATTGATGCAGACCCTTTAGATTTACCAGCTTCAATTGCAGTAATACCTGATAATACAGGTAGTGGAGCTGGAGAAATTACCGCGCAATTACCAGTTGCTCAGGGTGAATTTTATAGAATAGGGAGAACTCAAAATGTTATTAATTTATCAATTACTGACCCTGATGGTAATCCGTACATTAGTCGAGTTTTTAGAACACCAGGTATATTTACTTTTACTTTTTTAAGAGATGATATAGCTGCTCCATTTATATTTGAATTTGAAAATATTCCTGCTGCTAAATTTATGTTGGAAGGTTCTTATGCCTTTAGTTTAGATTGGAATGATTATGCGGTACCTGAAGAAGCTATTAATTGTGAGGATACATTCTATGATATGTCGTATAATAAAGTTTATACTACAACTCAATTGATTGATAGATATCAGGGTACTCGATTTGCTTGGAATACATTAGGGATTAAAAAAATTACTGACGTTACATGCCAAGGTGATTTTAACACTTTTCCAACAAACGATGTTTTTTATAGAGTTGATTTTTTATATTTAGTAATATCATTCTTTTTACAACTTTTTAAAATCATAGGGATTGTTATTTTATTTGTCTTACATGTTTTTTCGTGGTTAATGACTACAGGATTCCCTATATTATTTAGTATAATTGAGGGTCTTTTGGCTTATCTCGCAGTCTTATTTGTACTACAAGCTATTAACGCAGCTAATTCTGTCACAGGATTTGGTGTTGGGTTAACAGGTCCTGTTGTAGTTGTAAACTACGGTCAAATTTTTGCAGCAATAGGATACACTCTCGCGGCTGCGGTTGTGGTTGGACTTGGAATTTATTTGGCAACTCTTTATGACGATTTTAGAGATGCTGGTAAAAAATTAAAAAACTTCACATTACCACTGGTTTTATACACTGATGATGGATGCGAAACCTGCAGATGTAATATATCGGGAGAAATTAGTAATGAAATTGATAGTACTATATCAGTGTCGGTACAAGTTCAGGGAGATGCTCAAACATCTTATCTAATTAACTCAACGTCAAGTCCTACATATAATGGGATTCCTCTAAATGTTACGAATAATATATCTCAGTTATTAACGGGTTCTTTAGATGGAATATTAACAAGAAGATTTCCTATAAATCCTCTAACAACAGTTAATACAACAACCTATGAGGTTCAACCATTATATCAATATTACACAACAACTGCTCTTCCACCTTCAGAATTATATAATTTATTTAATACAAAATCCAAATATTTTAATGACGTTCCTGGTTTTGGCAATGGGTTTGAAGATGGATGGAATCAAATAAAGGTTAATTGGTTTCCTGACATTAATACTTCTTTACAAGATTATCACTTTGATAATATTATGGTATTAGTTTTAGATAAAACAATTCCTACTTACAATTCAGGTGATTTAATTACGTTCCAAGATGTTACATTAAGTGGTGATTTAAACAGAACTGTAACAACAGGAACAACTATTTTCCCTTCGGCATTAGAAGTTAAATATGCTGACCCTGACGCTCCGTTAGGGGGCTCACCTGTACCTAATTTAACACAATACTATAACGTACCTATCTTATCGTCTCAAACTAGTTTTGATTCAACTACAAGTTTTGCTGCGGATGTTGAATACTTCCAAGTTATTACAGGAATGACTATTGGTCAATATGTTAATTTGGCTAATCCATCTTCTAATATGATGAGTTTTGGTGTTAGATACCTACAAAAACTTGGTAATCAAAGTTTGAGAAATATTCAGTTTGTTAGAGTAATACCTAACATAGGTGTAATCGACCAAGGGTATAATTCCTTATCAAACTATATTACGGATTATAATGATTATAATTTAGTTTTCTTATTCCGTGGTGTTGACACTCATTCACCTAGAATACCTCAAAAAGTTGATTTATCTAAAATTTTTGGATTTGCATACGACCAATTTTTTGACGACCCAACATATGTAATACAAGGTAATTTTAAAATGAATTATCCAATCACAGGTACTATTAAAACTGATAGACATGATGATGTGTTAGATAATATATCATCAAATTTATTTAGACCAAGTTACGCATTTGAATATTCACAAACTGATTTTATAGGAAATGGAACAACAAATTTACCATCTTACTATTCTTCAGTCGATAGTACAAGTTTTAACTCTGATGGTACATTGAACTGGATAGGTACAAATATTAATAATTTTTGGAATGGGTATTTATGGACTGGGTCAAATATTGTTGGACAAAATATTGTAAATGGTTTAACCGTTTCTGATGGTAGTGTTCTTTCGATAGTTTCTGATTTAAATTGTAATCAAAACTCTTCGTCATACAATGTAAATTCTATGACTAAAGTGTTCAAAACAGTTGAGACAGAACTTGTAAGTTATGGTGGGGGACCTGAAATTTTCTCTTTATTTAAACAACAAGTTGATAATAGATGTAGTACTAATAGAAATGTTTTAGGTTACCAAGGAAATGAGGTAGTTGACGGAGCTTCTTTTATGAGAAGTAACTTTTCTTATAATGGTGACACTGCTGAAAATTTTATTGGAGGGTTTTATAATATTTTTACAGATGGTTCAGGTGCTAGTATTGGTGATAGTAATATTGACCCATTCATCGGAAACCCTAAATTTTTCTCAACACAATATAATACAGGTAACACTCACAGTTTAAGTAACCGTTTAAACATTGTATTTAGGTCAGACAGGTTACCAACATCTACAACAACACAAACCTCTGGCCCAAATAGTTTTTTATTACATCAAAATTCACAATTTGCAATTTTAAAAGTTAGTGAAGAAGGACAAGTATCTAATCCTATTATTGTTGATACTAGCCCCCAATCAAATAATGAGTCATCACAAATTATTACACCATCGATATATGCTAGTCTCCTTAATAGTGTTAGTGATTGTAGGGCGGCAGTACCATTATCATGTTATGCTGTAGATTCTAATGGTATACCATATATAATACCTAATTGTGCATCAGAATATATGGACCCACCTGATGATTACAAATATTTTTTACAAAATTTTGGATGTTATAATTTTGTATCAAGACCATTAAGAAATATTGACCAAGATGTTAGAAATCTAGTTGAGTGGATTACACGTGTAAATTTAAATTTAGCGTTGTGTTTTAATGTTGCTTCTCATAATTTTACAAATCAATATATTAACGGAACACTATACGCTTACCCTTTCCAAAACCAAAGAATTTTTGACCTTAATAATAAACCAACAAGTGTTTATTGTACTGATTTAATTTATTTACACAGTCCAACTAATAATTTTTATTACAGAAGTAGTCCATACTCGTTTGATATTAATAATATGGATGGTGGAGATTTTACTGGTAAAAAGAATTCAAAAGGAAATGCGACTAGTACAGGAAATAATAAATTTTTAGGAAGTCCAATAACAATTATGGATTTGGGGCCAAAAGTTTCATTTATTCAGGAAATAGTTTATAACGATGATTATGATGGGTATATTGTTTCTAAAATTAAATCTTCGTCTTTTCAAAATATTACAGATATTTTAAATCTGTTTGTTTTAAGTAGGTTGGTAAATACTACTTTTAACCAACAATTAATTCCCCCAACATCAAATCCTGATGAAGGAAACCCTAATCCGACAGTAAGTGCTCTATTTAAAAATACGAGATGGAATATTAACGGAGCGACACCAATACCTGGATATGTTGATGGTGACTATTCTCAAATGATTGCGATTAATTCACAGTTTGGTATACAAGAGTTTTCACCTGAATCTTATACAAATCAATCAGTTTATTTTGGTCCATCAAACACACTACCTGTTTTCGGGTTACTACTGACTGGATTTACTCAAGACAGAGATTATCTAACGCCTAGAAGAACAATTTGGAATCAAACTGCAACAGTACCACTCCCATCTAATCAACAAATTTTAGATTGTTGGTTTACAAATATTAAAACAAATTCACAAAAAGTTCCATTTTATCAATGGTCGTTAAATTCAACAAATACAATTGTTGGTAATCAATCAAACAATTATGATACCGATGATTCAGTTTTCTTTTCTCACAAATATCAAACATTGGATAGATTAAATCCAAGTTCAAACTATTTCCAAGATGGTCAAGGTAACTCAAGTTTAATTCCTGGAACACAGATAAACTTTGATGTTAATGGAAACCCAACAGTAAACCCACCACAAGGTCAGTTTAGTAAATTTTTAGTGGGAGCACCATTCTATTTTTATTTTGGGTTAATTAAAGGTTCAAGTGCTATGGATGTGTTCATAAAAAAATATGTAAATACTGATATTGATGTCTGATTTAGGTAATATAAAATATATTAAAGGTTCCTTGAGATTTAAGGGTGCAACTGATGAAAACATCAATTTGTCAATTCCCTTAGAAAGAACTGATAAAGAATTAGAAGAATACTCAAGAAATACGGATTTAAATCTTGCATTATTATTTAATAATGAAAGACAAAAATCAACTCTATTTATACCAACTTGTAAGTTTAATTTGATTTTTAAAAATTCATATGTTGGTACCGCTGGACTTTTGAATTCTAATGAAGTGTACCCTTACCCCCCATTTAATAATAACCTTTATTATTCAAATGCTTTAGTTGATAAACAATCACAAATAAATTTTAATTGTACACAACCGATTGCTTGGGAAGGATACCCCCAATACGATGAATTTAAGTTTATTAGAACTGATTATAACATTTCAGGATGGACTACAGGTGTAGATAAACATGTGGATTTTAAACCTGACCAAAATACTTTTTATAATTGGTATTTTCATTTAAGTTATGCTTTTAGTTCGACAACAGCTTCAACAATGCAATATCAAATTAATCAAAACCACTCTTTTTCTTGGGTTGCAGGTGATGGAATACCATTTATGATAAGTAAACTTGTAGATAATCAGGGTAAACCGGTTATTAGATTTACGTGTCCAATGTCACACGGATTAAATGTCGGCGACAATGTTGTATTAAATTTCCAAAATGGTTCGTCTTGTAATGGTATTACAACATTTGAAGTCTACAATTTGGGCAATGGTTATTTAGATTCTGAACTGAAAATTTTTAATGTATATGATGTTGGATATACATGTGGTGTTTTATTTGATGGTAATGAAGGTACATTTAAAAGAATTACAAATATTCTAAATACAGGTGAAACAACATCAAAATATTATGTAAGAATACATAAAATTTTAACACCATATAATCAGGCTGTTGTAACTAATTCAGGTTTTGAATTTAATGCGTTGAGGACAACAAGAAAATTTGAATCTAAGTCATTACAACCACCATATTATGGAAATGAGGGTAGAGTGTCGGTGAAAGAAGATAGTCAATCTTATAATGTTTCTTTCCAAGAATACTTAGATATCCAAGGAATGATTGATAATCAAAGAAGACCTATTACTGAAGTTTTTGTAACTGTTGTTAATCGAGGTTATTTTGGATGGTTTAACAAACCTAGCAAACCAAATCAACCGGCTTTAAAACAAGGATGGGAATTTAATTTGGGACCTGAGTTAAATAACTGGTGGTTATCCCAAGTTTCATTAACACAAATACCAACAAATTTTTGGACGAACGCAACCCCTTTTGTAAATTATGATGCTCAGGGTAGTGACCCATTAACATCCAATTTAAAATTTTTTTATAATAGGGATTTACAAGTCGGAGATACAATACTTGGTGATTTTTGTGAATGGAATGATTTTGACCAAACTGAAAGAGTAATATCTGATTATTACCACAAATTCCAGTTTAACTCTATTAATTTTTCCATAGGACCAAGAGCAAATCAATTAGGTTATTATTACAAACCACACCATAAGTTAACTATGAAGGCTTATTCTCCCTATGTTGAATTAAGTGACGAAGGAAACCCACAAAATTTTAGAATTGAGAATTTTCCAAATTATGCTTATTTCTCAAGTGTTAATCAAAATTTTAGGTGGAGAGACATATACCCATATGGTTTTAGTGACGAATTAAATATTGGTGTGGATTATCCATTTATGAATGGTAGACATTATTTATATGAAAATTTCTTTTTTAAAATAATTCCTGAAGGTACAAATTCATTAAGTATAAGTACCTCAGTAAACGACCCAATAATTGACGGATGTGAATAAATATAAAATATTAAATAATAATCAGGGTATAGTATTACAAGTACCAATTTCAACAACTTGGGATTTCCTCAATCGTGGAGATTTAATAGACCAATATGAAACTATTGTTGCAGAAGAAATGGTTGGTAAACCACAAAATTTTGAGATGGAAAGGTTCTCAAGAAAAAGAATCTCAACCCGTGATGGTTATATTACTTCTGTGACTCATAAATTTTTCTTTGCTGATTACGCTCAAAGTCCGTTAGTTCCATTGAATTTACCCGCAACTTGGGAAAATAGTTATATTTTAGGTAATCGATTTACCGCTGATGAGTTATATCGGAATGTGAAATCTGTTAAAAAATCTTTTTTTAAAATAGACTTATACGATACTACGGATGCTAAAAAACAAAAAAATTACTTAACTATTATTTTAAATACTACACAAGGATTACCCGAACAAATTGTTGTAACAGATACCTTAACGACATATGAGTGTAAAAAATATCGACTTCTAAGTAGGAATATAAAGGCAATTAGATATAAAAATTGTTGTGGTACTATCCAATCAATAGAATTTGGGCCAGGAAATATTGACCCAAATAGCGGATGGTTTTTGGCGACTTTTTGTCTGCAAAATGGGGAGGATATTTTAGTAACATTAAATACTAATGTGGTTTACGAAATAGACACTACCACTGGAACTAATTATTTTGAAGACACATTACTGGATTATACTTTAACTTATATTGACGATTGTGCTTGTCTTAATCCTGACGGTACAGTGTCTAATGTTAATACTACGGCAATTAGCACTGCAATTGAATCGGTAAGTCCAATTTTTATTTTAGACCATATAGGTTTAAAAGAATCATATTTTATTTATTGGTTTAAAGACTTTGATATTTTAAAATTGGATAAACTTTATATGAGAGTTAAATTCTTTAATGGTAAAACTGGTGAGTTTACAACTTTTACAACAATAAAACAAACACTAATTAACGCAAATAATCCATTCAGAGTTGATAACAATTATTTTTATCGTGAAGTAACTTTTGATTACGTAAATTATCTATATGATATTATAGGTTCAGGTGAAAGTTTACCAGTATTAGAATGGTATGAATACATAAACCCACCAAAGAATAATGGATAATGGACACTATTAGAATAAAAATATCGCCTGAGTTTTTAAATACTGACATTATTAGTGAAACTTATGATGGTAATACTTTTGGTGTATACTCAGGTCTTAGTCAAATGATAAGTGGTGGAACAAATGGTTCTTCATTATTTACAGGATTAACAATACCGATTGTATTAAATCAAGATTATCATGATATAGGTTACTACTCAGTCTTCGATGGTGATATTAGTCAACAAAATGTTAATGTTAATTTTCTTTTTAGTGCAACAACTGGCTCACCATGTACGTACTATGTTTATAATACAACAGAAAGTACAATTAATTATTTACAAGATTCAACATACCAAGTTGATTGGGGGGATGGTACACCTGTGCAATCTGTAACTAATTTTTCACCTGATTACATTAGTCATGTATACTCGCAATGCAACTCAAATAACCCTCAAAATTTTGTTATTACCTTAACTCAATTTAATAGTTTTGGTATACTAACAGTTCAAAAGACGGTAGAAGTTCCATTTACAAATGTTCAAATTTTAAATCCCTTAGGTACAGTTACTTTTGTTTCACAAGGTGGTAGTTGGAGTACCTCT